CCATTTAGAAATGGAATAATGTTATCTATTGCTTGTGGGATAGCTGAGTCAAGTGGATTGACTGAGGTTATAATCGGGAATCATTCCGGTGACCATGCGGTGTATCCTGATTGTAGGGATGGGTTTATTAACGCAATGGAAAATGCCATGCTTAAAGGAACTTATGCTGGGATTAGATTAAAAAGTCCTTTTCTTAACTTAACCAAGACGGAAATAACTAAACTTGGAATTGAAATCGGAGTTCCCTTTGAGGATTCTTATTCCTGTTATAACGGAGAAGCAACCCACTGCGGAAGATGCTCAACCTGCTTTGAAAGGAGAGAAGCTTTTTATCTAACTGGCTTCCCCGACCCCACAACATATATCGATAAAACCCCAATAGGAGAACTTATCCATGAGTACACTTTACTTCATGCATCTAGCAGAACTGACGGAGCGGTCAAAGAGGATAGCAGTTCAGATATTACATAAGCATGGTGAAGCTCCATTAAAGGTATATGGACATCCCAGAGGTGGCATATCTGCAATGTTTTCGGTGCTTAGATATTTACCTAATGCGACCCCTGTAACTTATCCACAAGATGCTGATATAATCATTGAAGATATTTATGATACTGGGAAAACTTATAAGAAGTTATCAGTATATAAGAAACCAGTTTACTTTATTATAGATAAGAGAGAGGAAAATATACCTGAGTGGATTGTATTTCCTTGGGAAGATGAATTTAAAGAGTATGTTAGTATGGGTAGAGGAGAATTATGTTAGGAAGACCAACAAAGTATGAGGAAAGGTTCTGCGATATGTTAGTTAAGCATATGTCAGAGGGGCTTTCCTTTGAATCCTTTGCGGCAGAGATAAATACTTGTAGGGATACTTTATATAATTGGAAGAAAGAACACCCCGAATTTTTCGACGCTCATAAAAAAGGATTAGACTTCAACCTCAACTTCTGGGAAAGAATCGGCAGGCAACAATCCATCAAAGGAAAAGGAAATGTCGTTGCTTGGATATTCAATATGAAGAACCGACATGGCTGGAAAGACTCCCAAGAAATAACATCTCCCGATGGTCAATCACCAATTCAAATAGTAATCAAAGAAAGAAATGCAAAGGACGATTGAACTATCTCCAAAGCAATTAGAATTTCTAAATAAAGAAAATAGAATAGGTTTATTAGTAGCTGGACTTGGCTTTGGTAAGTCCTTTATAGGGGCATTATGGCTTATTATGAAGGTTTTAAAGCATCCAAATACTATTGGGGTTATGTCATCAAAGGATTATGGACAGCTAACCAATGCCCTTGATAAAGAGGTCTTATTGGTTCTTTCCATGATGGGAATGGTAGATGGAATTCATTTCAGAAGGGTTAGAAGTCCCAAGCTGACTTATTTCTTTCATAACGGTTCAAGCATTATTGGGTTATCAGCACTTAATTATGATTCAGCTTTCCGGGGGATAAATATTAACTTCCTACTTATGGATGAGCTTGCCTTCTATGAGGAGATAGCATTCCAGACAGCATTAGGGAGAGTAAGGAAAGTTCCATCCCAGATTAGGGGAGTTACCACACCACAGGGATTTAACTTTGCTTGGGAATACTTCTTGGAGAATCCACCACCGGACTCTTTTGTTATTCGGGCAACCACTTACGATAACGAACTACTTCCAGCAGAATATATTCAATCTTTAAAAGATTCTTACCCGGATAAATTATTCCAGCAGGAATGTATGGCGGAGTTTATAGACCTGACAGCAGAGTCGGCATACTTTTCCTTTGCTAAAGAGTTTAATGTGGCAAATATAAATAAGATTGAAGGGGTTCAGATATATTGTGGGCTGGACTTTAACGTTAGCCCTATGTGCTCGGTAATATTCCAAGTAATTGAGAATAAGATTAGAGTATTTGATGAAATAGTTATAAGTGATAATGCGGACACCTATAAGTTTATTTCCATTCTATTATCTAAGTACGGAAAGGGAGTAAATATTATATCTGATTCAACTGGTTCAAATAGGTCAACAGTGGGGCCTTCCAATCATGCAATACTAGCTAAGGCAGGATTTAACTTAGTTCCATCCAGGAATCCCTTTGTCTTTGATAGGGTAATGGCGGTTAATAAAATGCTCGGTGAGAAAAGAATACTGATAGATAACAATTGTCAGCATTTAATTAAATGTTTAAGTAAGACCACATGGAATAAATCCGGGAAGCTAGACCAATCAAAAGATAGAACCCTTACTCATTCATCCGATAGTTTAGGTTATGCCGTATGTAAGTTATTTCCACCAGCTGCCGGGAATTATTCTAATATTGATAGAAGTGGCTCGGTTCTGATAGAGTCTAATCAAAACTACTGAGGTAAGTATGGCAGAGAATGACGGAATGAATAGTTTGGGAATAAACAATCCTAAAAATATCGAGCAGGAATTTCTCAATAGAGAAGCTATGAAAGCTGGAGTAACTCCGGTTCAAGTTAACCTAGGAATAGGTACATCAGGGACACAGATTTATGCAGGATATTATGATGAAGAATATTTAGATGATTTAAAACATTCCGAGGCAGCACATAAGTTTGATGAGATGCGTAGGAAAGATTCCCAAGTGCAGATGTTGGTGTCAGCAGTTAAATTACCAATTATGTCCGGGCTGTTTGAGTTTAGGCCATATGATGATTCACCAGAAGCAGAAGACCATGCCAAATTCCTTGAAATTGTTTTCCGGGAAATGGAACAAACCCAATCACAAATGAAAAATGAAATATTAGATATGGTTATCTTCGGACACTCCGCTATGGAAAGAATCCATAAGGTCTATAATGAGCCTGTAGAGGTGGAGGGAAGAACCATCCTACCATCTTATATAGGTCTAAAAGAATTACGCTGGATAAGCCCTAAGACCATTGAGACCTGGAATTTTAAAGATAAGGAATTTGTCGGCATTACCCAATATGCCTACGGGGATGTGGAGCATACCGGACCAATTCCCAAAGAAGTTTTATCTATCTTTACCATAAACAAAGAGGGACAAAACCATCAAGGCATTTCCCTCTTAAGACCTTGCTATGGATGTTATTTTAGAAAACAAACATATCAAAAGTTAAATGCCATCGGTATAGAGAAATTTGCCATTGGTATTCCCATTGGTACAATCCCATTAGGTGCAGAGAATTCAACATCAAGGGTTGCCCTGGAAAAAGCATTAAGTGATTTTTGTACTCACCAGTCAAATTATATTGTTAAGACAGAAGGCTTTGACGTTGATGTTAAATTTAATTCCTACGACCCACAAAAAATAGAAGTGGCAATAGATAATGAAGATAAAAGAATGGCAAAAGCATTTCTAGCTTCATTCCTAGAGTTAGGATTGACCACAGGAGGTTCACAGGCTTTATCATCAGACCTTTCAACATTCTTTAAGAACTCCTTGGAATATATTATAGACATTATTGAATCCGAATTTAATAAGACAATTATTCCGGAGTTGATTAAACTTAATTTCCCTGATTCCAAGAAATTTCCTCACTTATATATCTCGGGTGTAACAGATACAGGCGGACTGGATATGGCGCAGATATTAACCGGACTAACTAGCAGTAGGATATTAGTTCCAGATAAAGAGTTGGAAGAATATATTAGAAAACTTTATGCCTTGCCTGAGAAGGGAGAAGAACCAAATAAACCAGAGGTGCAATCTCCTTTCATGGAAACTGCGGTAAAAGCATTTAGAGATAAAGTAAGGGCACAGGTTGCTGATGACGATGAAAGGATTGTACCTGACGATGAAAAAAGACCTACAGCTAAAAAAGATAAAAGAATAAATATAGATGATAAAATATCTCAATGCGTAATCCATTACATCAGCAAAGGATGGGAGAAGGATAAGGCAATCGCTGCTTGTAGAAAATCTAAGGGCAACTTAGATGAAACAATATGAAAAGATAATTGATTCCGGAAGTGAGTTGCTCACAGCGGTAATGTCTTATTACTCCGATTTGATATTAAAGAACTTAAATATTCAAGTACTAAACAATTGGGACTTCCTTAACGAAGATGAGAAGTATTTAGCAGCAAGCAACATAAATCCATCAGATGATTTATATAATCAATTTGAGAGTGATATGATTGCAGCCCATGCCGAGATAACTGATTTATCCAATCAGCAAGTAATATCTGAAACAAGGGTAACTATTACCTTTGCAGATAGAATAGAGTTTGACCCGGCAATTTTCGCTAATTTAAATCCAGACCAACAAAAAAGAATTATCCATCAGGCGCAGGTGTGTACCGAATCAATTGTCCTAGATATGCAAGGGAGTGTTTATATAACACTTGAGAATAATTATATGCTAACCAAGGATATGTTAAAAAGTGCCCTTGATGTAGCTACTGATGATTTTATTGAAGGTATAGAAAAGGGAAAAGGAGCTTTCGTTCAATCTGCTGGACTGGTAAATGACTCTAGGAATGATGTGTTCGAGGAGGCAAACGATAGAGGATTGGTTCAAGCATTTATTTTCTACAATCCAGACCCGGTAACAGATTTGTGCACTGAGTTGAATGGTACAATATTTGCCTACGATGACCCTTTGTATGGATTTTATACGTGCCCATTACATTTCGGATGTAAAAGTACCTACCTTCCACTTGCTAGAATAATAGAAGATGAGATTGAAGGATTGCCGGACTTTGATTCATTATCCGAAGCTGCTCAAAAACAAAAACAATTCTAATTGACACTAATCTATTTGCTGATAATCTTTGATTATGCTGAATGTCCGAAGTGTCCCAATGACACACAAATTTTATGACCAAAACAATACGCAAATTCATTTGCCTAGTGAAGTTCAAATATTAAGGACAGGTTCCTTCAATGATTCCTTTGGTGAGATAACCATAAACCAAGATGACTTAAGAGAAATGATTTCTAATTTTGATAGCTATGCCAGAAGGACTGATATTGCCCTTGATGAAGGGCATAATAATGGCGGCAAGGCATTTGGCTGGATAAAAAGATTATACTTAGTAGACGATACTGAGTTATGGGGAAGCATAGAGTTCAATGAACTAGGAAAAACTACTGTTAATGATAAACAATATAGATATTTGTCAGCGGAATTTGCTTTTGAGTATACCGATAACGAAACCGGGACAAGTTACGGAACAACTTTATTCGGTGTAGCATTAACCAATAGACCATTCGTAAAAGAAATGAAACCATTGACCTTTAAGGAGATAAATATGCCAGCACCTGTAAAAGATACTACTGATGTAACAAAGATTCTAACTGATATGGATGCCATGAAAGTCCAAATGACAGAAATGTCAACTAAACTAACTGAGCAAGAAACTAAATCTAAAAAACTATCCGATGATTTAGAGGTACAGATTAAAAAGAATATTGAACTGGTGGATAAGAATAAAGCTATTGAAAAGAAAAAAGAGTTTGATGAAAAACTTAATGCAGGATTAGTTTGTGAGGCACAAAGAGATGCCTATATGAAAGATGATATGACGGCATTTATTTCCAATATCGCTAAACCAAATCTACAGGCACAGTCTACAAACTTTACCGATGATGGACATGAGAAAGTAGGGGATGTTCAAGACGAAGTAATTTCCCTAGCTAAAGCAAAGGTAAAAGAAGATGCCAAGCTTACTTTATCTGAGGCGATAGTCCACGTGCTGAAAGAAAAGCCTGCGCTATCTAAAAAATATAATGAGTTATTCCAATAAGGAGATATTAAATGGCCACATTTACTAAACCAAATATTTATACATATTATTCCAATGCTGCAATTCCAGCTAATGTCTTTGTTAAACTAATCGACAATGACTCCATAGGTATTTGTGGAGCCGGTGAATTTCCTCTAGGGATAACCTATAGTGAATCTACTGCTGTTGGACAATCACAAGAAGTAGTTATTGGCGGTGGTGCTAAATTAAAAGTAGGTGCTGCCCTTCCAGTAATGAGTTTTGTTATTTCTGCCGCTGCCGGAGTAGGTGCTGTGGGTGTACAAGCTACTGCTGCTGCCATAGTTCTTGAGGCATCAACCGCAGCCAATGATATTATTGAAGTTCAATTATTAAAATAAGGAAATAATTTATATGGGTAAAACAAAAAAGAAACTTTCCACTAAGAAACCAACAAAGCCAGTTAAAAAAATGACTGAGGGAGGTACTCGATGAGCTTAATGAAAGCACAGGTAGATAAACTTCTATCGAATGTGTCCAATGCCTATCAGTCAACGGGGTTTGTCAGTGAGTTAATATTACCCGTAATATCTCCTGCTCAATATTCCGGGATGCTGGGTTCTTATGGCAACAATCATTTGAAATTAGAAATGATGGTAGCTGGCGGACTTGGTAAATATAAAAATGTAAACCCCATCACAACCAACATGACTCCATATAATATCGGCTCATATGGTCTTGAGGGGTTTGTTTCTTCCAGAGATAGGGCAAATTACGATGCTCCCTTCGAAGCGGAACGAGATTTAACCGCAGGATTAACTTCTCTCCTAGTGATTATGAAAGAAGTTTCCCTATCTCAATCGTTATCGAACCCTGCCATTATTCCACAAGGAACTACCTTGGCTGGCGTGAACCAATGGAATGATTACGCCAATTCAAATCCTATTGCGGATATTAATGCTGCAAAGATGGCAATTAAATTAAATACAGGTGTGCTACCTAACTTTATGATTATGGATTGGTCTGTGGCAAATACTTTAAAATACCATCCAAAATTGTTAGACAATCTAGGGTTTAATTTTGCAAGACCTGGAGGATTATCTTCTCAGGAAATTGCAATGGCATTTGATATTATGAACATTTATGTTCCCACCGCTAATTATGATTCTGCCAAAGAAGGACAACCATCA